CCTTGACGGAAACGCAACAACGCCTGTGTTGTTGAATCGACTAAATCGTCATGATCACCATAAGGGAAAGCAGCACATTCTTCAATAACTTCTTCTGCCCAACGATCGTCCGTTGCCCATACTTGTCCTGCTTCAAAGAGAGGAGCTACGGAGTTTACACGGACGTGTTTATCGTTCCCTTTACTGGGAGTGTAGTTAACAACGGGGATACCTACTTGCCGTAGCTCGTCAGTTAAAGGCATACCAGAAGCTTTGGCTTCAATCAAGATTGTTTCAGGTTCCCAGTATGTACATTGATCTAAAGCAATTTTTTTTAGCTCGGGAAAATCCCAACGACCTTTTTTCATCGCTAAAAGAATAATGTTCCATGGGCCGTGTTCCACGGGTTTAAATACACCCCACGTGGTTATTGCACTAAAATCCGCTGTTTCTTTTTTACTGAACGCTGTGTCATAACTTTGTATAATATGGGTTAATTGAGGTATCTCTTGCTTTGGCCATATCTTCCACCATTCTCTTTTAATGATAGATCCTTCTTCCGATACAGGAGCTTGTTGCCATTGTGCTTGCCATTTTTGTTCTGACAGCGATGCTTTAACACCCTGTAATTCATTTAGTTTCCAATACTCAGGCCACATCGGTTTATCATTCAATACGGCTGGAAACTCAATCACCTCCCACTGATCTGAGTTTTCATTTGTTTGTGCGTTTAATAATTTTCCTGTTAAGTCTTTTGTAGACCAACGAGTCATAACTATAACAATAGCACCACCAGGTTGTAAACGTTGTCTAGGTCCAGAAGTGTACCATTCGTAGGCATTGTCCATTGCTGTTTCACTAAGTGCGTCTTGCTCGGAGTGAGGATCATCAATAATAAGCAAGTCAGCACCACGCCCAGTAATAGCGCCACCCACACCAGCAGCAAAATACTCTCCACCTTTGTTAGTTGTAAAACGCCCCGCAGCCTTTGAGTCTTGAGATAAGCTGACATTCGGGAAAACATCTTTAAATTCTTGTTGGTCAAATAAGTTCCTCACTTTCCTACCAAAGTTATACGATAATTCTGCCGTATGTGTCGTCTGAATTATTTTTATTTTTGGATTATGTCCTATCATCCATGAGGGGAAAAGATGAGAGGCAAACTCAGATTTGGTGTGTCTTGGTGGCATATTAACAATTAAACGTTTTATTTTTCCACGTGAAATATCTTCAAATTTTTTTGCAATAATTTTATGATGTGAACCTGCAATAAATTCTGGCCAAACTTTTTTTACAAAAGTTAGGAAGGAGGAACGGGACTCCTCATTTATTTTTATCTGTAAATTTCTTAATTCATATTTCAACAAATCCGTTGGGATTTTAGTTTTTTTCATAAAAAAGTTATAACATACTTTGTGTTTGTGTAAAACTCTCGACTAAAGGAGGCCGACAGAGAAACGGCCGTTTTGGGGGGTGTGGGGTGTAGTTCGCTACTGAATCTAGTATGTTGAAGTTTGTAAGTACCTAGATGTTGATTTAGTCTTCATACTCCTGACTGGTACGAAGAAAGAGCAGACGCTACTGCATCATGCTTGGGCATAAAAAAAGGGCGGATAAACCGCCCTTTCTACCAGCCCTCGAGGGAAACTGTTAGTATGGTAGTCTAGTGAACATTATCAATAACTGCATTGACATCATAAACAAGATTAAAGCAAGTAATAACTTCATCGTGGTAAGTGCTGTTTCAATCTGTCCATAACTCTTTGTCCCCACTCTTTTACATAAGAGGGACAATTAGGGTCAAGAATAACAGTTTCAACTTCACTTTCTAAAACTTTGTACAAAGCTTTCCAATTAATATTATCAGTATGCTGAGGTTGAATTGGTTGTTCGTTAGGAACTGTAACATCAGTATTGTTACGAGTTCTTAAACCAAAAGTCTGCTCAACTACTGCTAATCTATTAGATAAGTCGTTATCATTATCTGGCATTTTGATTTCTCCTTTCTAATTACTTTATAATCCCATTTCATTTTATAATCAAATTCTTTTTTACTTTTTTTTCTTTTTATTTTTATACTTGACAACCCACCAACTCCAGCTCCCCCCTGTGTTGTTCCTTATACTAGAGATAGGCCAACTGCCGTAGAGAAATGGAAATGCGGAACACGAGTTTCACCAGCAGGGGAATCTTATCTAATACTAGGGATAGGACGGCTGTCCGCAAAAAAATGGAAATGGAGAAGGCGACCGAAGTCGCCTTTCTAAATAAGATTTAATTAAACAGCTAAATCGAAGTCAGCTACTTCTTTAATTGAGTATTTTGTTTTGTCAGTTTCAACCCTGTTTTTTTCAAGTGGCATTGCTTGAATTTGTTGATACTGTGTTGGTACTTTGCATTTATGATACTCAAGTTCGCCAAGTTTTTCCTTAAGGAGTTTCGTATCAATCTTTGCAGATAGTTTTTGCGATACATGAAGTTGGTAATCCTTTCCGTGTAAAAGGTTTGCATTTTCACCGATACCCATATCAATGATAAGGTTACGATTAACTTTAACAAAGTCGTCTATTACTTTCTTCATCATTAAAGCACGACCATAACTATCTATGATTTGAAGCTTAGCTTTTTTACTCATTCTAGCTTTGCTTAAGTGAGCCTTTTCTAAGACTTCTAATATATTAACTGATTTTGACATATAGTTTTTCCTTTCTGTACTTTCTGTTAATACTTATAATATAGTCCCATTTTATTATAAGTCAATAGTCTTTTTATTTTTTTTTGGAACAAGAGTTGGTGACTCTGCTGGAGGGAATCCTTATAACTACTAGAGGTAGGGCGCCTGGTCCTGATGTAATGGAGATGGAGCCTCACACGAGTCAGGGAGTCCATGGCACTGTGGTCCAATCAACAAGGTTGGCAGCCCACGCAACCATTACAATGGTGATGCCCAGCACGTGCTGCGGGAAGACCAGTAATGCAACTACATACAAAAACAGCAAGACGCCTAAAAAATGGAGAATCATGACGAGGCCACCATACCAGGCGCTGTGTGGTTGATGTTCTGTTGCATCAACTCCCACGCAGGATGCTCTGCAGCTACGTTCACCTTCGCACCGTCGAACCAGTCCAGGTACCAGTACTCTAGGCGGTGGATGGAGTCATCACGATTAACGAACGCCCTGAGCTCATCACCAGGTCCACCCCAACTGAACTGCCAGCGCCAATAGCCTTCGGTCTGGTCTTTGAATGTATGCGGAGCTACATAGCCAAAGCTCAGCCCTTCGAATTCTCTGTCGCTGCCATCACGGGCAATCAGGTCTTTCTGTCTGTCTTTCCATTTACTAGAAACTAAACTTTTGCAGTCATCTCTTTCCTGCCAATCCCTAATTTTTCCGTAGTCTGTAATTGTTTGTACTTTATCAGTCATGTTGTTCCTTTCTAATGTAGGCGAAGGTAATGGCTCTTGGCCAACCAGAGCGAAACCCTCGCCTGTATGTATCTATATAGTCCCATTCTTTTAGATAGTCAAGAGAAAAATAAATATTCTTTTTCACACGACCTTCTCCAGCTGGGTACGCTGCGTGATTCCTTACTACTAAGGTAAGCCCCGCAGGGCTTGGGTGATGGGCAATGGAACTGTAAAGGTGATACGCATCGGAGCTCCTGGTTCGGAACCAGAGATCATATTACTTACTTTTCCAAAGACGACTTCTTTGACAATGGAGATGGAACAGGTGTTACGCAACAGCAGCGGGGGACGCTGCTAACTAACTAAGACACACCTTTCTTGGCTTGGGTAATGGACAATGGAGAACGCTACAACTTCCCTGGCTGCAGGTGCAGCTCACCTATTACTGACCTTCGGGGGGCGACGGCTTCGGTAATGGAGAATGGAGAAGGATCCTCTGCACCTGGTCCCAGCAGGATGCAGCTCTCGCTTTTACTTGCCAATTAGGGGAAGGACAATGGGCAATGGAGCCAATGGAAGGGGCCACGATACCTGGAAAGATATACAGTAAGCTCTCTTCGAGGGTAGTGGCCATAATAAAACTTCTTCCGCCCTTTAAACTATGGGTAAAATTCCACGATTTTTGAAAGGGAGATAAAACAATCTTGTTACTATGAATTACTTTCAACTCAACCCAAACTGATATTCCGTCCTTGATTCCATAACAATCTGGTACGCCAGGCGACGCCCAGTTTTCAAACCTAGTCCAGTGAATGTCAGATAAGTTTTCTTTTACTTTCTTCCATAGTTTTGTCTCAGGCTTCAAACTAAAACAACTATTAAAACAAACAAGGCAGCTAAAAACTTCCAGCCTCCAAACATTAAGAAAGAGATCCAAAAAAATTTAGTCTCCCCTTTTATTTCAAATTCTACGTTATCAATACACGGAATCGCTTTGTGTTTCATGGTACATACCTCATCATTTCTTGTAGCTTGTGAAAATAAATTAACCTAAATTCAAAATCATTAGCTGTTAACATTGCATTCATCAACCATCCAACTCTATTCCAATATAATGTTTCCGTCATTGGAATAGGAACATAATCTCTTTTTTTTATGACCACCATCTTGGTTCACTCCTTCCCTTTTCCCACTTAGCAAAAGTCTTTTCGCCTTTATAATAATTACGGTAGGCAGTTACGTAATCGTTATCTTTATATTCATCTGGCATACATTGAGGTGGTGTTGTCATACCTCCTTTTGGTAGTTTTTTAACTAAGTCTTTCTTATAAATTGTGTTTATTATTTTAGATGATTTATGTAATTTTTTAAATCGTGTACAGTACTCTTGACTAATCCAAACAGCATTTTCTAACGCCCACATAAAATTATCACGATTATCGCCTACCCATATTGTCATGGGATGTTTGGGGTACGCCGATTTATAGAGGTAATCTAGTTCCCCTGTGTGTCGTTGTACTGCTGTCGATAGCATTTGTGCTGATTCTAAAAACATTTTAGGTACATGTTTATCGCACAAATATAATGCTGATCTATGTGGTGTTTTATCTAAAAAAAATATGTTCACAACTTTCTCCTTTAAATGAGGTATGGGAA